TTATCCTAAAAAGTGAGAGAAAATATTGAATGTTGAAAATACTAAACCATGAGCAAGTGCAAGTGAAAAAATCTTGGCATTAAATTTCTGCTTGAATATTGATAGCACTATACCAAAGTATGTAAACATAAGAATTAGTCTTGCGTCATGCGTAATTGGATATTGGGATATGCCGAATATAAATGAACAAATTACTATTGCTTTAAGATCGCTACCGAGCAGCTGCTTTAAGCGCTCCAGAATTAGACCTCTAAATAGCATTTCTTCAGCAAGAGCTACTATACATATATTTATTATAGTGTTGACGATAAGACTATTTAGAACAATTTTTGATGAGCCGCCTAGACCAAAAAGTAAATAATACGGCAGAACGTAGACGACAAGAAGAACAAGATAAATAATTATGCCCTTATAAATTTGGGTAAATATATTTTGAAACGTTAAGCCTATCATGGCAATTTTTTCGCGATCTATGACCTTCACCATAAAGACAACGAAGGCAATATCAAATATATACAGTGCTGTTTTTGCAGTTAAATAGAGCTCGCTTTCACTCGGGGGTAGAAGCGCTCTAAAAATAAACAGAATTAAAAATTCTACAAATACAAGGAATATTACCTCTTCTAATTTTTTCGCATTCATCTTCTTTCTCCTTAAAAATTTTTGCACCAGCATATATTATATTATGTTGAATTATTTCAATGGATACTAATAAAGTAAACACATATGTTTAGGCTGAAACAAGCGCTATTAGCCAAATATCATTAATTTGGCTCAAATGTAGTAAGAATCTAAACCCAAGTTCGAATATTGAAAGATATTGACTGCTCTCTAGCTGTTGCTCGTGTTTAGTATATCATATGTGGGCTGAGTTGGGAATATTAATTATATTTGCAATATTGTAAATGTAAGGTAACTGCTATTTATATTGAGGCTAGCAGGCATATCTTTTATATAAAAATACAACATTAATCGCTCAATTGTGGTAAAATATGAACTAGAATTAAATTGATATGGAGAAATTATTATGAAAAAGAAAGTAGCTGCATGTGTGGCATTAGGACTTATGCTAACTGGCTGCACACAAACGACGCCAACAGCGACACAAACACAGACAAGCACTCCAGTAGCTAGCCAGGCAAACACAAACGCAAAGAAGACTGATACAGCTGAGATAACACTAAAAGACGGTAGCAAAATCAAAGTAACGATAAACAAGGTTACGTCAACAGAAGAAAGAAATGATAGCGACACAACAGATCCGAATCAGGTTATCATGCTTGATTTTGGATATGAAAACGTTAGCTCTTCTGAGGATATAATAGTAGATAGTAGTAAATTCAGAGTGTATGATGGAAGCAACGTACTTGCAACCAGCTATAATCTGACGACAGGGCGCAATTACGGATATATTAAAAAGGGCACAAAACTTGCAAACGCTGATTTATTCTATGCACTCATTAATGAGTCCACTTTCGTAACTGTGGATTTTAGGTATAATGGCGGAACAGCAGGCGACCCTGATGCAACATTTGTAATTGAAATTCAGCAACCAGAATAACGAGCATAGCAAAATATAATAGCTAGTTATTAGTTACAAGAGAGCATGAACAAATTAAGAGGCTTAGCCTCTTTTTTTTATACTTGTTTAGTTCTTTGCTGAATAAAAAGACTTTAGGAGAATTGATCATGCTGAAAACAGTAGAGAAAAGTTAAAAACAATACAACTAATACTTCGTATAATACTGATAATTTTTCTCAGTGTACTTTTTTTAAAAAAGTACGAAGAGAAAAAGCATTTGGAACTTGCAAATTATTATATAGTAGAAAATTCATGAAATAGGCTACAAAGACACTTAAAAAGCTATGCCATAAAATCCAAAGATCATCCACAGAGAAAGCATGTAAAAAAAAGAGCCCTGCTAAAAGCAGGGCAAAATGCAAAATAAAAGGGGATCGATTACTTGTTATACTTTTTATCGCTATCTTCATTGACGAAAAGTGGTGCCTGAGGTTGCACACGCGTAAAATTCTTATAAAAGGCGACATCGTCACTAGGCGCACCTTTCTCAAACTGTTTAGAATTAAACATAGAAAGATAAGCATATAGCATTCGATATATAGCTTCCTGGTTCTCAGGGCTTACATCTGCTAAGCTTAGCATTTCGTTATATAGCGCTCTGTGTGTGGCTTTCAGCTTTTCCAGCTGCCGCAACTCTGTTGTTTGGAAAGATCCATATTGGTCTTGATCTGCATTTGCACTTAATAAGTAATCCGTTGATACACCCAAAATGTCAGCTAATTTTAATAAAGTCTCGAACTTTGGGGCGCGCTTGTTCTTTTCGTATTGCGAGAGTGTAGTGTTACAAATGTCCAGCATTGCAGCCAAGTCTTTTTGCGATAAATCTTTCTTGATACGTAGTTGCTTGATCGTTTCTCCAAAAGTAGAATTTGACATACGCTTCTCTCCCTACATCAATAGTACTATTTTAAGTATGAACGGTAAGAAGTTATTCATTTTTATTTTCAACAAAATTCACGTAACGAGCATAAAATATGTAGACATTTGCAATCGGTGAACATATAATGAAAATATATAGAATATTTTGTTTATAATAATTCGACATATAAATATAAATACCTACACTTGAGCTAAAAAAACTGTCCGAAGATTATATAAAGACTAATATATTTGATAGGTTGACACTAATATAATAGTTTATTGGCATAATGTAAACATAATAGAGCATGTATAATAAAAATGTGAAAGATGTGAACTTTGTTTTAACAAAGGAAACACTTTTATATAATCGTACGAGAATAAAGCCGGCTAAAAAAGTATTTTGGAGGTTTATTATGGATCGAGTATGTTATATAGAATATTTACTTAAAAACTATCATCGCTTTATGAGGGATATAAATCAACTTAAACTAGAGCTGGAATTTTTTGAATATGAACAAAAAGAACGTACTATTGAGTCTATGGCTTTAAAACCAAGGACACAGGAGTGCACAGGAACAAAAGGAACAGCCGATTCGACAGGACATATTGCCCTTATCTATAGAGAAGTAAATAGCAGACTAAACCAAACATCCAAACGTGACCTTGCTCATATTGTGAAAATTAGTGAGATGGAGATGAAAAAACTACTTGTAGCAATCGACGCACTCGACAAAAATATTGGTGATGTATTAAAAGATTTATACATTGGAAGACGTACATGGGATCAGATTTGTAATAAATATTTTATTACACCATCAACACTAAACAGATACAGAAAGCGTGCAATAGGTGAGATTGCAGAGTCGTTTGACACAAAATACATGCTGTCGGATTTGTCGATGTTTACATACTAAAAGTGTAGGCAAAATAATGGCATAAAGCTGATAGGCTACTGGCAGGCAAAATGATTTATTATTATAATAGATAAAAGCCATGGAGGTAGCATATGGATAAAACAAAGGACAAACTGGCAGAGCTTAAATTAACAAAAAGGCAGATTTTATTCTGCCTTTTTTATTTGAGAGATTTTGATGTGAGGAAGGCAGCATATCGGGCAGGAATTGCAAAAAAAGATAATGCTGCATACGTAGGAACATTACTACTTGGACGAAAGAACATAAAAGAAGCATTAGAATATTTAAAAGGCGAAGCAGGAAATAGAACCCATGTAGAGCTTACTAGCATAGTGGATCTGTACACCCGCATTGCGTTTGCAGACTATAGCGAATACGTAAAATACTACAAGAACGAAAAAGAAGAATGGGTAAGCGATATAGATTTTGAAGAAGTCGATGGACAGCTTATTGACGAGATATCGGCAAGCAAAACGGGAGTCAAAATAAAATTCTTGGATAGATTTAAGGCGCTGGAAAAGCTCGAAAAGCTGATGGGTAATTCAGAGGAGATGGCGGAAGACAGTAACAACATAACGGTTATTACAGCGGTGCAAAGACCAGAAAGGCAGGATACATATGAAACAGATTAAAAGAGCAACAAATGCATTGGTCTATTATCTACGGTTATGCTATGTGCGATTTAGGAATGAGATTGTATGTATATAGAAAACGCTAGCGCGAAAAACAAGAAAAAGCTCGAGCTAAAGTACGTGCCTACGGAAAAACAGCAGATGTTTCATTTATCTGATGCTGACGAAGTACTTTATGGTGGTGCGGCTGGTGGCGGCAAGTCTATGGCGATAACTATGGAAGCGCTACTAAGAGCCATGGAAACACCTGGCGTAAATTGTTACGTGTTTAGGCGCACTTACCCTGAGCTAAAAGACGTAATAATTACGCTTGCTAGGCGGTACTATCCTGAGGATGTGGGCGAGTTCACTAACAGTGGCAAAGATTTTAAACTGATTAACGGTTCATCGGTGCGCTTTAGACACTGCTTTAAGGATAGTGACGTCTACAGATACCAAGGTGCTGAAATTCACTATCTGTTTATTGACGAGCTGACGCACTTTCCGCTTTCTGTCTACGACTATCTAAAATCTCGGCTTAGAGCGCCAAAAGAACTTAACATTACGCCATGCGTTAGAGCTACGTCAAACCCTGGAGGCATCGGACACGCTTGGGTTAAGCAGTATTTTATTGACAGAGGTACTCCATATGAAAAAAACGAGGTGCGAATATATTCTAGCGTGCTTAAGCAAGAGAAAACGGTAAGCGTGCAGTACATTCCTGCGCTTGTAACGGATAATCCGCATATGCCTAAGGATTATATATACGAACTGGAGAAAAAGCCTAAGGCGCTTAAAAATGCACTTCTACACGGATTGTGGACAGCATTTGAGGGACAGGCGTTCATGGAGTTCACTGACGATAGCACTCATTACAAAGATGGGTGCTATACGCATGTTATAGCGCCTTTTAGTGTGCCAGAGGATTGGCCACGCTATAGGTCGTTTGACTTTGGTTACTCTCGACCGTTTGCTGTGCAGTGGTGGGCTGTAGCTCCAGATGACACCGTGTATATGTACAGAGAATGGTACGGCAGCAAGGATGGCGACAACAAAGGGCTAAAGCTTACAGCACGTGAGATAGCACAGCGCATAACCGAAATAGAAAATGAGGCAGCCGAGAAACCAATTGGAATAGCTGACCCATCTATATGGGATGCAAGCAGAGGTGAGTGCATAGCTGAGCAGATGGCTGTCTGTGGCGTTCAGTTTTCGCCCGCGGATAACGCGCGTCTTTCGGGCAAAATGCAGATGCACTATAGGCTGGCTTTTGATGAAAAAGGCAAGCCTGCAATGCAAGTGTTCTACACATGCAAAAATTTTATTAGAACGATAGCGTCGCTGACAACAGATCCGCTAAAGGTTGAGGACGTAGACACAAGAGCAGAGGATCACAGCTACGATGCGGCAAGGTATTTTCTTATGGCAAGACCAATAGGCAAAAAACAAGAGCCTATTAAGAAACGAAACTATAATCCGCTTGAGGTGTATGAGCCGGAAAGTAATGGATTTTTAGAATATTAAGGAGGTAAAATTAATGCAAAAAAAGCAAAAGCAAAACGAAGAGCTAATTAAAAAAGCTTATGATCTGTTTGATGAGTTTTATTCAGGAACGCTGGAATTTAGAAGAAAGTGCATAGATAACGAAGAATTTTACAGGGCAAACCACTGGGCAAATATACCGTCCAAGGCTGGCGAGCCACAGCCTGTCACTCCTGTACTGTTCTCTACTATCGAAAGTATTTTGGGCGACATAATGGATAGTTATCCTGAGCCTGTGATATTAGGTGAAGAGGAGCAGGACGAAAAAGTGGCCAGTGATGTGAACGACATAGTCAATTACATTATAAAAAGACGCCGATATAAAAGCATATACAGAGATAAGTGTAGGCAGGCACTGAAAAAAGGCGTGAGCGTGCAGGAGGTATTCTGGGATAAGACACTCTATAATGGACTTGGGGATATAAACATACGGCAATGGGATATATTAAACTTTTTGTGGGACCCAAAATCAGAGACGCTGCAAGAAGGCAGAGCAGTTTTTAAGTTCGGCTTCTACACTAAAGAATACATATGCGAGCGCTATCCTTTCTCTAAAGACATGTTAAAAACAGACACATACTCTCGGCTTTCGTATCTTGGCGACACGGCACCTGATGAAGATGTGATGATAATGGATTACTGGTACAAAGAGTATGACGAAAACGGCAAAGCGCATGTGCACATGGCAAAGCTTGCTGGGCATGTACTGCTTGAAGATAGCAAAGAAGAGTGTCCATATGGCATGCAGATAAGCGGTCAATACCCGTTCGTTATGGAAAGCCCGTATCCGCTTGAAGGTCAGCCGGTCGGAATAGGCATAATAGATATATTTAAAAACCTACAGATTTATGCTGATAAGCTTGACCAGATCATACTGAAAAATGCGCTTATGTCTTCTAAACTTAAGCTACTTGTGAACAGGAACTCGGACATTGACGAAAGTGCGCTGAACGATTGGAGCAAGGAAATAATCAAGGCAAACAGGATAGATGATGGAGCTATAAGATGGTTTCAACCTGCTTCGCTTAACCCGTACGTTTTAACGCACTATAACAGCAAGCTGGAATCTATAAAAGAAGAGAGTGGTCAGTCACAATTCACAAGAGGTGAAGGAGGTAAGGGCATTACAGCGGCATCTGCAATCTTAGCACTACAAGAGGCGGGCTCTAAAAGATCAAGAACGCTTGTGGATCAGCTATATGATGGGTTTGAGAATGTTGTGAGGCTAATCATTGATCTTATTTGCGAGAATTACACAGAGGAAAGACGCTTTAGGATAATAAACGAAAAAGGTGCTAAAACGATCAGCTTTAAAAACAGTGATGTAAAAAAAGGCACGAAAGATCTTTCTCGGTTTATTGATTTTGATATCAGCATTGCTGTGCAAAAGCAGACGCCGTATAAGACGCTGTATCAAAATGAACTGGCGTTGGAGCTTTTAAAAGCGGGCGTTATTGTGCCTGACGAAGCACTGTCGATGATGACTTTTACAGGCAAAGACACACTGCTAGAATCCGTGAAAAAGAGAAATGAAAAAGAGCAGATGGAAAAGGCGCTACAGCTAAATTCTAAGGAGCTGATTGCGCCATGATAATAATAAGCATATACATCACATTTTGCGCCGTTGGAATGGTACTTAGCCATTGCAATATGACGCATTTTTTATAACCGTTAAGAGGCGGAAACGCTTTTTATAAACCTACAGTACACAAAAGGAGGAAAAGTTAATGGAAGAAACGGTCGAAAATGTAATAGAGCAGGACGACGCTGCAATGGACGCCGATATGGGCGGTAATACTGATTATTATAGGAGCCAAGAGGAAGTAGACAGGGCGTTTAAAAAGCGTCTTGAGCGCGAACGCAGGAAATGGGAGGCTTCGCTTAAGGAACGATCGGGCGAAAAGGCAGAAGCATTGGAAGACAAAAGAGCTGGCGATGAACAGCAAGCTAAATCTAGCGAAGACATCGTAAACGAACAGCTTGGAGAAATAGAGAGTGAGCTTGAGCCGTATCTGAAAAACATTGAAGCCGAAGGGGAAATGCCAAGCGAGCAGGAAGAGGACGACTATGAAACAGAAGCGTTTGTTGAATCTGTGCTAAAGGAAGTCAGTGAGCTAGAGCAGTTATATGAAGACTTAGACCTCACGGAAGAGCTTAGCAATCCATTATTCACGCACATGCTAAAAGAAGGGCAGCCACTCAAGAAAGTCTACGATTATTTTAAACCGCAAAAATCTAGAGATGCGGTCTATAAAGAAGTAGAAAGAGAAGTAACAGAGCACATAAGAGCCAGAAACGCTAAGCCAAGCTCAATAGCCTATGCAAACGCAAGCAGTGCTTCCTATGATATATCGCGGCTTAGCCAAAGAGATATAGAAGAGATTGACAGGCGCGTAAAGCGCGGCGAACGTGTTGTGCTGTAGGAAATAATTTAGGAGATGAAGAAAGATGACACAAAATACAAACTTAACAACAGCTACTGGGATATCAGCAACCATGCAAACATACTACGACAGAAAGCTACTGATAAACGCAAAACCAAATCTAGTGCACCATAAATTTGGGCAACAGGTCATGCTACCTAAAAACAGTGGCAAGACCATACAATTCAGAAAATGGACACCTTTTGCAGCTGTAAGTACACCACTAACAGAAGGCGTAGTTCCAGACGGACAAACACTTGAAATGACAACCGTATCCGGTCAGATCGAGCAATATGGCGGGTACGTAGCAGTGTCTGACATGCTTGACCTAACTGCTCTTGATCCTGTAATAAACGATTCAGTTGAGCTGATGGGAGATCAAGGAGGGTTAACAGTCGACACTATTGTAAGAGATGCTATCTCAAACGTAGCAAACGTTCAATACGCAGGCGGCAAAACTACAAGAGCAGAGCTAGTTTGGACAACAGAGACTCAGGATAAGCTAACAATTAATGAAATCAGAAAAGCTGTTAGGACACTTAAAAAGAACAGAGCGCCACAGTTTGTTAGAGGCGGAAAAGGCTACTATGTTGCTATCGTTGGACCGGAAACTACATACGATTTGCAGTCTGACGCTATCTGGCAGGACGTATCCAAGTATTCGGCAGCTGAGCAGATATTCGATGGCGAAATCGGCAAGCTCTTTGGTGTAATATTCGTTGAGACGACTCAAGCAAAGATATTTACTGGTGCAGGAACAGAAGGCAGGGATGTTGGAGCAACTCTTGTATTTGGTAAAAATGCATATGGCGTAATCGATGTTGAGGGCAATAACCTTAGATCGATTATCAAACCAAAAGGGTCAGCAGGAACAGCAGATCCACTAGACCAAATATCCACAATCGGTTGGAAGGTCGGCGGATTCTCTGCTAAAATACTACAACCGCTATGGATAGTAAGAATAGAACATCTATTTAGCAACTAATTGATGGGTTTTTTGAGGGCTTTGCCTTCGTAATAGGAGGCTCTGCCTCAAAACCTCCGCCAAAGGAACAAGTCCCTTTGGAATCCCGTACATAAAAAAATTTATTTTAGTATCTTTTGCTTCTTTTCTTTAAGAAAAGAAGTGGGTGCTCGAGGGCAACGCCCTCGTAACATGGAGGCAGAGCCTACATAATAGCAAATAACTAACAAAAGGCGCTTAAGGAGGAGCTGGAAGATTGGCTTCTCCTTTTCTGCGTCCTTAAATAAAAGGAGGATTCATTATGGCAACAGTTAATACCACAAAGTCAGCATCAAAAGGCATCTCGCAACAGCAGATAGACGAGATAGCAAAAGTTACAGGCAAGTACCTTGGTGATGAAGCGAAGGTGCTAGTTAGAATACCGGCAGTACCAGGCGCACAGGATGACGCATACGTAGAGTGCTGCATAAACGGCTACAACTACATAATCAAAAGAGGTGAAAGCGTCAAAGTTCCCGTTTCCATCGCCGAGCTTCTTCAAAACGCTGGGATCGTTTAACGAGGGGTTAATTGGAGGCGCTGCCTCCAAACCACCGCAAAGGGATGTATCCCTTTGGAATCCCAACTATAAATATATTTATACTAAGTATCTTTTCCCTCTTTTCTTTAAGAAAAGAGGTGGGAGCTCGAGGGCAAAGCCCTCGTATAATAACTCAAAATGAGGTGATATAGATGACACTGAAAGAGATAATGGAACTATCGCTACGGCTTATGATGGAGGACGTAGACGAAGAAACGCTTGGTGAGTTTTCGCCACTACTCAAAAGCGTAATAAACGATGCGTATATAGACATATGCAGATTCAAGTACGTACCGATAAAGAGCGAGGTAGTGACGCTAAGCGATGGCGCGTTTAATACATCGATCCTAAGTGAAAAGCTAAACAACATAATCACTATAAAGAGCGGCGATAAAGAGCTACTGTATCATGTTGAAGATGGAGTATGCACGGTACTTACTAAAGAAAATGAGAGCGTTACAGTAAGATACTCGTATGTTCCGCAAATGCTCGCGGCGGATACCGACAGCCCGATATTTCCGCAAGAGTACCATAGCTGTCTTGCTGACTATGCAGTATATAGAGTGCTGGGTACAGGCTCAGGCGCTAGGCAGGCACGAGCGCTTTTCTTTTTTGATACGTACGTACGGCAGGCAAATAAGATTGAACGGATGGAGCAAAACGAAACTATTGGGAAAAAGTATGAGTGAGGAGGTAAGCTATGTCAGAAGTATTATTGAAAATGGGCCCGTTTTTGGGCATAGATCAGTCGACAAATGAAGGCGATATTTCGGTTTTCTCTTCGCCTGACGCAATGAATATTGATACGGAAAACGGCATGCTAAAAACATCGCTGGGCTATAGCAAGTACATCGAAGCAAGACCTCCCGCCGTACCAAATTCGCTTATAAAATACTACAAAAGGTCGAGCACTGGCGAAGTGAAAAAGCATCTGCTTATCGGCACAGACCTTGGCATATTCTACTACGATACGACACTAAGCGAGTGGACGCAGATACATGCCGCACTGGATAGTGGAATATACGACTACGTTAATTATCAAAAAGACGATGAGGATATCATAATAATGGCAGATGGGGTTGAGCTTCCACAGAAGTGGAATGGAGTTGGTGAAACGACTACTCTATCCGGCTGCAACTATAAATTCTCGTCGCTATGCCTGCACTACGAAAGAGTATGGGCGAGTGGCGAAAAAGAGAACCCTGATAGGGTTTATTATAGCGCTGATTTTAATCCAGAAGCTTGGAGTGGTGTGCAAGCAGGAACGATAGACATTCCTACTTGGGATGGCGCTTCTATTAAAGCTGTTAGAACTCTTTACAACGACGTAATAGTATTTAAGGACAATGAGGTTTTCAGAATATACGGCACATACCCAGGCGAATACGAAGTTGCACAGATTTATGGTGTTGTCGGGCCTATTGCGTCAAAATCTATAGTGTCTACAGGCGATACGGTCTACTTCTTAAGCGGTGATGGTTTATGCAGTTATGATGGGCTGCGTGTTAAGCAGATAACCGATAATAAACTCTCATCATTCTTTTTACGGATGAACAAACAGTATGCAAAGCTTGCCGTTTCAATCATATACAAAAACATGCTATACGTTGCTCTGCCGATAGATACTGCTACGTACAATTCGCACGTAATTGAGATAGATCTAAAAAGGCAGACATACATGATACGCGATATTCGTGTTGCGGCGTTTATGGAGTATGAGGACAAGCTATTGTTCTGCAATAACAGTCGGTTTATATACGTATACGGCGAAGGTGATACGAAAGACGGAGCGCTAATAGCATCGTCTTGGAAAACGCCAAAGCTTGATCTTGGCGCGAAAAATGCTATCAAAACCAGTACAACGCTATACGTGCGTGGCAAAGGCAGAAGCGTTAATAGCGGACTCTGCAAGCTTAAAGTAACAGCGATATATGACGGCAAGACTAAAGAAAAGTATTTCTCATTGCCAGAAACCGAGAAGACTCTAAGACTGAGATTTAACGCTCGAGGAAGATATCTGCAATGGATATTTGAGAATACGCAAGGCTGCCATTTTGAACTGCATTCGCCATCGGTACTCATCGAAGCGGATGAGGATTAGGAGGTAAACATGGCATACGGATTTCAAAGAATAACTGAGCTATCGAGCTTGGGACTTAAAACGCTGAACGATCAGCTCGAGATGCTATGGGTTAAAGCTATGGGCGGAGTGAGCTACAACGAAAGCAGTGGAGAGCTTGAAAACATAGTGGACACCATAAAAGACGGCAACAATATCGGCACATATTTTGCTCAAAAGGACGATTGTGTTAAGATGGCCGCTGGCGCTGTTGGGATAAACAACCTTCTTAAAAACGGCGACGCGACAGGCGGAGTCAAGCACTGGACTGTAGAAAACGGTACGCTTACTGCGCTTGTGGATACGTATGAACTTAACAGAGAAGTGTTTGAGCTTCGTGGAAGCTCAGTGGTCGTATTTAGGCAAACTAGCATAGTGTGCAACCCGGCGGTTAAGCATACGCTGTCTTTTAAAGGCATGCTCAGCTATCCAGCGGTTAAAGTCACTGCCTATGTTCGTGGCAAAAAAGACGGAACTAGTCAGTACTACGAGCATAAGCAGATAACAGTTAATCAGAGTGCAAACTTTGCGGATTACTATATCAGCTTTGAAACGTATACTGACGAAAGCGAGCTTGAGGTGATTTTTTCAGCTGAGATGGCAGACCCGTACGCTCTTTTTTATGTTACTGACATTCAGATAAAAGAAGGCGGTGCGCTAAGCTCATTTAGCAAGAATAATGAGGAACAGAAGACGAACGTGTTTATGCTGAAAAAAGATGGCTTGTATGCAAACGTAAACGGTATGCATGTGCAGATGACAAACACTGATGGAGATACAAGCCTACTTATCGAAGACAACAACATGGGAGCAGCGGCAATTTACTCGCCCAAAGTATGTGCTCTAGGCAGAACGGTGTATGAAAACGGGACTAACATATACGTTTCGCTAACGGGCAGCGACATGAACCCAGGGACGCAAAGTAGTCCAGTGCGCACGATACAAAAAGCGATATCGCTATTACCGCTTATAAGCGATAATACAGTAAATGTCTATATTGCTTATGGCGAGTATTTTGAAGATGTGTTTATAAATGGGCTTCATCACATGGTTCTAAATATCTATGGAAATAACGCGATAATAAATGGGCGTATACAGGTGTTTTGCGAAGGCCGTGTATATTTAGAAAGAGTCAGAATAAGGACATCCGAAGCAAAGCCATGCCTTCATGCTTTGGGAGCAGGGCTTACAATTCTTGCAATGTACTGTGTGTTCGATAATGTAAACAAAAATTCGCATGGTATCATCTGCGATTATGGCGCTCATGTGCAGGTTAATTCGTCAGGCTTTTACAACTGCAACATTGTAATATACGTTTACGCACTAAGCCTTGTGTACATCTGCGCGCTGACAGGGAGCAATAACAACTGTGCGTTTTATTGCATGGGTGGTACTATCATGGGCACTGATACGTATCCGGAGTCAACAACGCTCAAGTACGAATTAAAAGGTGGGAAGATACTTTACGATTACAATGTCTCAAAGACATCTTCACCACCACTTACAAATGTGATGACAAACAGATGGGAAATTAGCTCGACTGGCACGTGTAGTTATACGGAAAACAAATTGGTAAGCGATAGTGATGCAATTGCAAAGGGCAAAATAAAAGCGTATACAGATGCGCTTAGTGAGCCTGTTTACGGTGCTGAGCGCACTGGCCTTTGGTTTTTCTATACGGAAAGCATCACAGGGTTTTTAAGCCAAAATACTGTATACGGCGCTAAATTTACAGTAAGAAGAGCTAGGTATGGAGGTGACCCGCAGCCAGTACTCGTTGCGTTTTTCCTGCATAATGCTCCGGATATAAACTCTACGCAGACTCCAACATTTTACGATACAGGAATAAGAACTAAAATTGCATGGGGGCAGGAAGAAAGCATATTTTTACCGGCGGATATAGTGGAACTACTTAGAAACGGAACATACAAAGGGATCGCCGCAAAGGCACTTAGCGATGATGAGCAGGCCGTTGTATTCTGCCCACAGAGCGAATACGCAGCGAAACTAATGTTTCATTACAGATAAAAGGAGGGTTTTAAATGGCTAGTACGTATTACGGGTCAAAAGGAAATAGTGTTATTGAGGTGCAAAAGCAGCTGAACAAATTAGGAGCTAATCTTAAAGTAGATGGCATATGGGGCAAAAACACAGAGGCGGCGTATAACACATACAAAAGTTCGCTTGGTAATAGCAATTCAGGTACTACAGTTAATATGATGGGCTATACGCCTCTTACTGATGCGCAGATACAGCAAACTGCCAAGCAAAAGGCGGATACAAAATACGACTGGCAGATCTCGCAGGCTAGTCAGAAAGCTGACTACAATAAATATCTGCTAGAGCAGAAAAAAGAAGCGCTTTCGCCGACATACGACGCTAAAGAGAAAGCATTGCAAGCCGCGTACGCTAAAACAAAGCAAAAGCTTGCAGAAGATACGCTCTCAAGAGGTATGGCTAGGTCGTCGTATGCTTCAGATGTACAAAACGAAGCTAACAGCGAGCAAGATAGCGAAATTACAGCGCTCAAAGCAGAGCTTTCAAGTAACATAAAAAACATTGATGACCAGATTGGCGAAATTCAATTGAAACTACTTCAATCAAACGAAGAATTATCGCAAAAGAAGCAGGCCGCTATGCTGGACACGATAGCAGATTTGCAAGCAGAGAGGCAGAAAACGCTGATAAAGGTTTTGGAGTACAATAACTCTTTAGCCTTAAAACTTGCGAAGCTTAAGTAGGGGTTTTCGGAGGCTCTGCCTCCAAGCCACCGCCAAAGAGCTCTTGGAGACTCCGTCTCCAAACCTCTGCCAAAGGGCTTTTGGAGGCTCTACCTCCAAACCTCTGCCAAAGGGATGCATCCCTTTGGAAACCCTTTGAATAGAGTTATATAAATAGAAGCCAAGTAAAGCGTATTAAAATAGAAGCATATAAGATCAACATAAAAACGCCCACATAATTTATTGTTATGTAGGCGTTTATTTTTATTTGTGAAAACATTGACTTTTGTAAAATCAGATTTCCTGGGAAATTAGAACGGAGCTTTTTCACGAGTATTAGAATACGGCTCGTCTGCTCTATCCGAAACACCTTTAAAGCGAGTGTACTGACCTTCGAATATGGCATCAATTTTGCCAGTTGGGCCGTTTCTGTGTTTAGCGATTATAATTTCGGCAGTGTCTTTAGTTTCTTCTTCGCGAGAGTAAATATAATCTCTGTATAGGAATAGAACGATATCAGCATCCTGCTCAATAGCGCCAGATTCTCTAAGGTCAGAGAGAACAGGCCTATGGTCTGCTCTATTGTCAACAGCTCTTGATAGCTGTGAAAGTAACATAATCGGGATATTCAGTTCACGAGCGGTATTCTTTAGAAATCTCGTTATTTCCGATATCTCTTGTTGTCTGTTTTCGCTCTTTCTGCCACTGTCCATAAGCTGTAGGTAATCGATAACGATAAGGTCAAGCGAATGTTCTATCTTAAGACGTCTGCATTTGCTACGTAGTTCCTGCGGTGTTATGCCTGCCGTATCATCAACAAAAATAGGTGCAATGGAAAGATCTTTTAGAGCGCTCATTATAGAAGCGAGGTCTTTTCTGCCAAGCTCTCCGGATTTAACAGCTTGCATGTCAACAACTGCTTCGGAAACGAGCATACGTGTTGCTAGCTGTTCGCGGGACATCTCAAGAGAGAATACTGCAACGGATTTTTTGTGAGCGACTGCCGCTTGCTGAGCGATATTTATTGCAAACGACGTTTTACCCATACCAGGACGTCCTGCTACTATAACAAGATCAGAGTCGTTAAGACCTGATGTGATTTTATCTAGTTCCATAAACCCTGTTGGGATACCTGTAGGACCCTTACCTTTATTACTATAGGCAAAGTTGATTTTCTCGTAGGATTCAAGTAGCGCTTCTTTGATATGCCTTAGTGCATTTTTATGATCCTGCATAGATAGCTCGAAGACAGCATGCTCAGCGGCGTTTAATATTTCTGCCGATTTTCTGTCCGGCTCAAAGCACATGCGTGTTATATCGGAGCAAGCTTTTATCATGCGTCTTAGTAGCGATTTTTCAAAGACGATATCTACGTAATGGTTTATATGTGCAGTTGATGGTACATATCTTGAAAGTGATGTTATATATGTAACACCACCAACGCCTTCTAGAGAACCACGATCCTCTAAAGAGTCAGTAAGTGTAATAACATCTATTGGTTTTCCGGCAGCGTTGAGCGCATGCATACAGTTGAAGATCTCTTTGTTTTGAAGCGAATAGAAATCATCAGGGCTAAGCTTGCCAAAGGCAACAGAAGCTGCCTGCTCGTCCATAAGCATACTGCCAAGAACGGATTGCTCCGCATCAAGATTGTGAGGTGGTATAGCCGCCCCAGACAAATTTATATCCAT